AAGAATCGCATCGTTACATCGGGGTCTGCCGCTGCGTCGACGGTCTCCGTGGCATGGCAGCAGGCGACTTTCAGGTCGATGAGGAAGCTAGGTTGCTTTCCCAGTCTTGGCAAGAAAATCGACATATTGGATGTCATGAAGGTTACGGATCAGCTTCATGACCGCCCGGACTGGTTCCTGGCCTCGTCTGATTTTACCGAGGCAACCGATCTTCTGAATCCGGCACTCACGAATCGCGTGTTAGACCGGCTCACTGAGGGCTGCGCGTTTAGGGAAATCGTTATGGATGACAACTCCGACAAGGAACTCTGGTATCCCCCTGTCCCAGTTCTCCTCAGTGACATTGAGTCGGTTCCGATCAGGCCCGAGGTTCTGCGCGTCATCCACCCAAACCGCAAAAAGCGGCGATTCTCGAAGATTAACACCATCAAGGACACCAGGGGTGTAACATATGTCCTTTGGGACCAGGAGTGTCGGGCGAAAGCCTATGAGATGTTCCTCATTGAGACCGAATTCGGCATTGTTAAGGCGCAAATCCTCACCGTACAGTGGAAAGCCCTAAAGACATGTGGCCAGCTCATGGGGCAGGCAACCTCATTTCCCCTTCTTTGCCTCGTTAATGCGGGTTGCAGTATCTACGCGGCAGGGGTCGTCGCTGGATTCTGGGACTCCCCGGCAGACTGCATGTCTCACACGGCCGACTACATGAAGAGGAAAATGAAGTCGCTTCTCTCAACGTTCATCGTGAATGGTGATGACAGGCTAGCGAGGTCTTCGGCACTTGGCGAGGCGGCTTTCTGGTCCGTGGCCAAGCCAGTCGGGCTCAAGCGCTCCCCAGGGAAGTCGCACGAGAGTAGGGACTTTTGTGTGATCAATGGCCAACGCTACGTTCGCCATCATGGTGACTTCGTCCGCTGCCCTACGCTTCGTCCTGGCCTCTTCTTTGGGATCAAGAAGCTCGAATCCGACGTCTTCCGGGCACCCGAGGTTATCACCGCGGCCTTTGAGACCTGCCATGAGTCCTGGCTTGAGCGAGGCACTGCCTATTTCATGAAACACCAGGGGCCGAGTCTGGAGAAGCACTCTCAAGGGATGGCCTTAAGTCTTCCTGTTGCCCTCAACGGTTGGGGTCAAGAGCTTCCCCCCACTTGGCGCCAGGGCCGCGGTGAGTATATCTCGCCCAAGCAGCAGTACATTGCCCAGGAAATCATCCTCGCAACTCCCAGCTCCGAGTACCAGTGGGGTCCTACCTGGCCTCTAGCCCCCTCTCCTCCTGTAGTCTCTCAGCTTTGGGATATGCCTGAGGATAAGTTCACGAACGAGGAGGTTGCTATGGACGCGGCCTGGGCTTCGTACCAGAAGCGCATAAGGAAGCAGGCGGTTGCCAAGGTGCAAAAGAAGAAGGTGTGGCAGTGTCACATTTGCCTTGTCGCCTCAACCAGCCAGAAATCGAAGGGAGTCTGCCACTGCTGCGGCACACCTCGAGTGCATTGTATATACGGTGTAAATACCACGCTGGACCTTCCTCTCAGTCCCGTTAGAGCGCGTACCTGTGAGTGCCACGGTTCACTCACGGTCAAAATTGGATACAAACAGTCCGTCCGGGTCGACGAGGTGAGTCTCGATGAGATTCTCGCCTGCATTCGCCCCCGGCATACTGTTGCCAAGCTCAGGGACCAGACGGGTTCAGATATGAGTCCTACCTTCAGCTCCTCGTGGAACAGGGACTGGAATAAGGCCAACGCGTTTAAGGCAGCGCGTCACGACGCTCTTACAGAGGAGTGGTTCGTCAAAGGCAAGATTTGCCTGCCCCTGGACATGAAAGATGGACTTTGAGGCTGATCACCTCTAGTCCCGGAAACGGCTTGAACAGCCTATATATCCTTCATTATAGCAGAGCGTCCGGCACGACGAAAAACTACCATGGGGTTCCCTGGCTAACGGCCCAAAGTACGTCTCGTACGCTAAGATGGAAAACACAGCTCCAACGAGCAGTGAGAAACCTCGGAACGCCTAGAGACTGCACGGGCCGGCGGTTCGCGGCTTAAGCCGCCAATCAGTCCGCCGTACCAGGGGATGTACAGTCCCTCTATTGTGAGGTATCCCATACAACAATCCCAACTTTCCGACAACTTAGTTGTCATATCCATTAATCGTTAATTCGACCGTAGAGGCATGGATGCTAAGAAAGTTAAGAAACAAGTCAGGAAAGAAGCTAAGGCCATCAACAGACAAGCGACATCGAAGGAGATTGCAAAACTTGCGTCTGATCGGCGTAAGAGTCGGCATGCGAAGAGTGCTGTACCAGCATTCATCAAACGCGAGATGGCATCAGGATCTCCTCTCCGATCTGGGAACGCTAGAATGTTTGCAAAGGCATTCACAGACAGACATGGGGCTATCTTGGCCTGGATGCTCACCGTTACCGACCCCTTCGGAGTCGATCGGGTTCACAGCATCCCCCCCATCCTCGCCCCGGGGATCCCTATGTCCCCTCCTCGAATCTATCGCTATGTCTTCCATGGATTCGCCACCGCCAACGCCGTGGGAAGGCTATACATCGGAGCAAATGCGGATATGTGGCTCCCGAATCCTTCCCAGGGAGCACTCACTGTGCCTCAGCCGATGTTGTGCTACCTGGGAAATTCCACAACGAACGCCGGTAACCGAGGCTCTCCGGTTCATTATACGGGCGCTGGATACGTTGGAACAGGAACAGGAAGCGGCTTCTCTTATCCTGCACCTGGTACGACCAACACGACCCCCGGAGTGACTACGATGGCTTTCCCTGATCAGTTTATCCCCAGCCAGATCAATTTGGCACCCGCGTCGGCCAATGCCATGCAGCGGGCTCAACAGATCTCGCTAGGCCTGCGTGCTCGCCCCGTTGCTCCTGCGACTGGTCAGCTTCAGCCTACCGGTGCTCTCGTCATCGTCCAGCAGGTTCTTGGCGATACGGTACAGACTAATCCTGCTGCGGCGAACTCCCCTACCTCGTTAGGCGGGGCCGATGCTTACCAGTGGGTTACTGGCCTCGCTACTGGCGTTACCGGAGCAACTACCAGCCCGCTGACTCCTGACCAAGTCGCTATCAGTGAATGGGATCTTCTTACCTGGCCTAAGGTCGGCGGTGCGCAGTCTTGGATCACTGCTGCGGCTATCCCGAATCAGTCCTGCGCCTTGCAGCCCTGGGTTCCGACCCAAAATGGTACCGCGCAGACAGGCTTTCCGCAGCTCTCTGTCCTCGGCGTCGGCCTTGGCCCCGGTGCCGTTGTTGAGTTCGAAGCCTCCTATGTCTACGCTTTCTACGGCGCAGTTTCCTATGAGGTCAACGTTCGCAAAGGCATCAGTCCTGTTCCTTCTTCGGACCTTGAGGCTACGGTCTCTTCCGCCGCCAACCACATGAGAGTCGGAGACGGGGCTTATTCTCCAGCCCGTTCAGCCGTGGCTTCCGTGGTCCAGCCGCATGTCGATTCCGGGGACATCCCTAAGAGCTCGGCTGCTGACTGGATCAAGTCTGGCTCTAGCGCTATCGAAGCAGCCACGGGATCCTCGATCGGAGATCTGATCGGCGAAGGCCTCGGCTTCCTCGGAGCGATGCTCCTTTAGAATCCAAATCGGTCCGGAATGACCTTACCAAAAACTAGCTCTCGCGTAAAGTCTTTACATCTCTTGGTATCGTAAGGTACACGGGGCAACCCGTCCGAGTGCCGCAAGGTGCTGGCCGCGAGGCTTGGCGGCAAGAGAGAAGAAACTGGGGATACACGCGATATGGTCCGTAATGACCTTACCAAAAACTACTGCGCAAAGTCTTTACATCTCCTGGTATCGTAAGGTACACGGGGCAACCCGTCCGAGTGCCGCAAGGTGCTGGCTGCGAGGCCTGGCGGCAGGAGAGAAGAATCTGGGGATACGTGCAGACCCATGGTTCGGACGATCGAAAGGCTTCGGCCGACGAGCGAAACGAACCGGACTTTTAGGGGTCCTCCGGGACCCTCCACCGTAGTGCGCAAGGTGGAACCCGAAATGGTATCTAGGCCCAATTTATCCCTTGGCCAGGGCGGTTTCCGAAAGGAGCCGAAGTTTACCCAACACAACGGAGTGCTATCAGGTATTAAGTACCGGCATTACGCGTCGACGGGGTAGTCGACACCAGAACATTCTGGGAATAGGCGTAAAACGTCTTCGGGTAATACCCATTCGTCTCTTCATGAGGTGGACTTTCACGTTAGGAATCAACGTGGCAGGTTTGGCTGCAAGGACTGATCATCCTTCCAATAGTGGGCACGACAAGTGTCTGCGACCCGGGTGGCGAGTAGGCTTGTACTCTCTTATACACAGAGATATCAAGTGCTAAGGTTTCAAAAC